AAATATATTTTATCACTTTCTTCTTCGTAATATATCTCAGTATTTTTATTCTTTAATATATTAAACATTTCTAAAAAAGTTTCTTGAGATTGTTCCTTATGTTTAGTTAATATTCTCTCTAATCCTACCTTATTAATAATAACTTCTTTTCTCTTCTTTTCTTTAAATTCTTCTATATCGGGCAATTCTCCTATATAATAATTGTCTTTTGTAAATACTTTCATCGTTTTCTCTTCAAAATATTTAATAATATCATTTTTCAACAAATTATTGTCTTTAATGATAGTATTTCCAAGCATTTCAAAAACAATATGATTTTCATCATCTTCCCAAACTTCTACTCTTCTTTTTCTTTGTTCTTTTTGACTAAATAAGTCTTTTTTTCTCTCTTCCTCTTCTTTAGCCGTAGCATTTTTAGCCATTTGTTCGTATTTTAGTGCATCTAATTCTTCATAGTAAGTAGGAGCTTTATGCCTACAATTAGGATGAAATAGTCCCTTACTCATGGCACTAGATAACAATTCATGTTTGCCATCTGGAACACCTCCAGAATAAACATCATCAACTAATATTTGTTGTTCATACACTTTACAATATTTACATGAAGTTCCATGCTTTGTTATTTTTACAAGTGTTCTTTTTAATCTTTTCCTAAAGTCTCCTTCTGCCATAAGTCTTGCCCTTTGAGATGCAGTTCTAACAGCCATCCTAGCATAATCAGCAATATTTACTCGTCTTCCGTCTTTATATTCTATACAATTTATACCTCTTTTTGCAAAATCTTTCATAGCTATGTTTATTGCTTGTTTAAGATTCACAGCTCCATGTGATAAGTAAAATCCAGCTTTAAATATAGTTTTTCTATAAACATCATTAGTCATTCTAAAAATAGCTTTTTCTGCTTCTTTAAAAGTCCCATTAATTTCATCTATCATAGCTTTTACTTTTTTGTTGTTGGTTTTAAAAAAGCTCTCATTTAATCGTCTTTTCCCTCTGTTGACATCATTAAATAAGTCTATTGCTTCTTTTTTTCCTTGCTTGTATTCTTCTTTTATTATTTTCTTTACATCTTTTGGTATATTAGATGTGTATTTCCCTATTATATCTTGATTTTCTCTTTTAATTCTTTGAATATCTCTAAGCTTTAATGCTTGCCACTGTGGATATTCCATGTTTTCTTCTATTTCTTTTAATTCATGTCGTAATAAGTTTCTTTTTAGAGAGGCTATAAGTTCGAGCTCCATTTCTTGATAAAGTTTAGCTATATCATATTCATCCATATTTTACCTATTCTTTTTGTTCTTCTTCTATAATCTCTATATTATCTTTGTTAACAGCTGGTTCTACTTCTTCTATAATACCTTTTTCATTTTTAAGGCGTTTAATTTCTATTTTTTTCCAGTCTTCTTTTTTATTGTCTCCCCATAATTGTTCTACAGTAGCTTCTATACTCATTATCCCAGCAGTATTTGCTTTTCCTATTGTTTCTACTTGAGCTTCAAATGAAGGATTAGCATATTCAGTGAATACCACTTCACATTCAGTATCAGTTATTGTTTTCCCATTTAAATTATCATAAAATTTAAAAGTGATATTTACTATATCTTCTATAAGTTTTCTCATACTATCAACTATCTGACTTCTTTTATAAAGTGTTGTTTTTTCTTTTTCTCTAGAAGCTTCAGCATTATCTAATTTTTTAGTATCTATACCTAATGTAGAAGGACTAATAAGACCAGTCAAACATTGATCTAAAGCTGTAATATATGAAGTTAATAGTCCTTCATGTTGTATAGTACCTTGAGTTGTTTGTATTAAATTATTCTTATCACCTTCTCCCATTGTTGATGATAATAAGATAAATTCATTTTCAAAATCACTTTTTCTCTTCATAACTCCAGTTTTCAAGTCTCTAGGAAGTAAATCCTCTGGTATATATTCTTTAATTTGTCCCTTTCTCACAGAAAGCATCCACTGGCTCCATATTTCATCATAAGCATCAAAATTATCAACTTTGCCTTCAAATATAGACTTACCTCTATTTTCATATTTTTGACTTTCTTTCAGAAAAAACTTTCTTCCCATAAGGAAATTCGCATTATTTTTTATTGGTTTATATTCAGTATTTTCAGCTTTTTCTAATAGTTTTATATTCTCAAGCTTTCCATTATCATCATATAAACGATAATCAATTCCTTTATCAGTATATTCTTCATAAAGCAAGTATTCTTTTTTATTTATTATCTTCTTTGTCTTATATATTATCCCTACAAGTCTTCCTCTTTTTGTCATATATTCTACTCTTTCAGGAGGATAAAACTCGATTATAGGATATTTAGATATCTCAGGATCATAACTCCATTTAAAAGCACCATCACCGCCCCATAATACAGTTATTAAAGCTTTTCTTAATAATTCTTTGAAATTGTTTTCGTTAGCTATTGCTTCCCAATCGGATTGTCTTTCTCCTACTTTTATTGATGCTAAGCTATCCACAACAACATCAGATAATGTGTCTACTATCATCCCAGGTAAGCCTGTATGTATTTTTATTATTCTATAATCCTTATTCCCCCAAAAATGAGGTAATTTTGTTTCATTAATAATTTGATTATATATCTGTTCTAATTCTTCACTTTCACCTCTATACCATATTTTATTTAATAATAAATTGGTTTCATAAGTTGTATATGAATACACATTCACATTGGCATTATAATTCGCTTCCTCTATATCTAAATATTTCTTTATTCCATTCTTGATCATATTATTAAAGTTATTTAAAATATTCATCTTTTCCCTTTCTATTCTTCTTCATGATCTTCTGTACCATCTCCTATTATTTTTCTATAAGGTATAAACGCATATTGACTAGCATTTATTGTATGGTCGTTAGCATCTTCTGGTTCATTATCTTTATTTTCTTTCCAGCTATAAGTTTCCAATTCTTGTATATGATTTGTACAATGACTTAATACAAAGTATTTTAATTTATGAATCCAGCCTAATTGAAGATTTATTCTGTTTATTATAGTTACTTTCTTGTGTGCATTATTAAAAGTATAAATAGAACCATTTTTTCTAATATATTTTTTTATTTCAGTCATAGTCGCTTGGTCTGCCGAATCAATAAACACATGTCTAGCAAATCCCCATTCTTCCCTATTTCTCTCTAAGAAGTCAATAAAATTAACTACTGTATCAGATGGAGCAAGAGGTTGTTGTAAATTACTATTGTTATATACTTTTTCATCTAATACATATAATTCTCCATTCTTAGATATTCCTTGAAATATCATTGCTATAGTATCAGGTGACTTCGTAGAATATGCTGTATCTAGTCCTGCTGTAAAACAAATGAATTCTAAAGGTTCTTTCGTATCTTTCATTTGTTCCTTAACTTCTTCTTTAGTCTTCACATGTTTACTTTGTTCAAAATTTGGAAATACAAGTCCTACTGCTCTTCCTCTTAGTCCTAGTATTTTATTTTTATATAACTTCGTTCCTTTAGGTGCAGAATTAATTTTCTTTTGTATTTTTTCTTCTGTTAACGAAGCATTATCGTTAAAAGTAAAGAACCAGTATTTCCATTTTGGATTTTCTGGTTCTTTTAATTCTTCCATTATACTTTGAGGCACATCCTTTTTATATTTTTCTATAGGTCTACTTCTATTTATAAACTCTTTATATACTGCTAGATTTGGATCATCTGGATTAAGTGTAGCAAGCAAATACTCATTACGAGTAGACATTTCTCTTACAAACTCAATGTCAGCTGTATTTATTTCATCTATATAAACACAACCATATTGTCCGTCCGAAGTATCATCTTCCACTTAGCAGTATCATCATAACCTATAACATATATAGTCTTATCATTATATTTTATGTGTGATATCTTATTGTCTTTGTCTCCATTTCCCTTATAGTCTGCATCATAAAATACATCTAAAAGTCCTTTTTCAGAATTTATAATATTCTTCTCAGCAACACCAACACTTTTGCAAGCTATTATATGAAGTTTTTTATCACTATCATTAACTTTAATCATAAACTTAACAACTCCTACTGTCGTTTTACCAGCAGCCGTAGTCCCTTCTAAAAACTCAGCATCAGCCTCTTTGTATTCTAAAAAATCAATATATTTTTCAGATAAAGGAAAATTGTTATTCATCTTCCCCTTTTCGTGATTTAGCTAGCTGTTCTACAATATCATCAAAATTAGAAGTACTTCGCATATTAGCATTAACATTTAAAGTTGAAGTATATACTCCTTGCATTCTATTTAATTGATCACTAGCTTTTAATCTAATATCTAAACTTGGTACTACTTTTACTGGAATATATCTTCTTTGTTCATTTAATATAATTTTAGTATCTTTTATATTCCCTAATATTATATCTACTAGAAATTGTTGTCTTTCTGCTATGTTCATTGTTATTTTTTCTTCTATTTTCTCTTGCTTTTGATTAATATATTCTTTAATTTTAGATTTTTTTAATGCTTCATTTCCTATTGCATATGCTGTTTTGCTAGAATATCCTGCTTTTATAGCACTTTCAGTTGCATTCCCTGTTTTCATATATTCATCTGCAAATTCTTTTTGCATCTTTGTTAATCCATTCTTCATTAATCCTCCTTACATAATAAAAAAGAGGATCTTAATTATTTTTCCTCTTTTTCTTTATTATCTTTGACAAGTTCAACATGTATTGTTTTTTTATTTATTTCTCTTGCTCTTTCTTCAGTTATATTAATTACTTCTCCCTTATTTCTTATTATATTAAGATATATATCATTGAATTCTTTGATAACTTTATATTTCAACTCTTTCATATCTTTCCTCCTTTATTGATTGAGTAAAATAGGATTCGAACCTATTTAATTTTCCTTTTACTCATAAAAAATAGAATACCTACAAAATTGTAAGTATTCTTTTTAGGTATCTCCATGTTAAAAAGCAACTTAACTGATTTTGAAGTCAATAGTATTTTATACTACTTCCTTCATTATACATATTATCATACTTCTTACTGGCGATTCACTGGCGTTTTTCATTTTTTTAAATATTTTTTTATTTTTTTATAATGATTTTTCCAAACATTACTCACATCTATATCATAATCATTAGCTATTTTACTAACTGCTTTACTTGGATTATATCCATCAAACATTATAAGCGCATATAAATCATATTTAATGCCTTTAAATTCACTCAAAGTACTTTTTCTTATGGTTATCTCTTTTTCAAGCTCATTCAAGCTATTAGATAGGAATTCTAGCCTTTGTATTAGAGTCATGCCGTTGTATTTTTCATTAAATGCTAGTTCATGAGTCAAAGTAAAAATTTTAAAATCAGGTTCAGAGTTTATCGGTGGTTTACTCTCATTTGAAAGTATAGCACCTCCTGCTCCATCATACTTAGCTGTAACTTTTTCCATCTCCTCTTTTATATAATCTATTTCATTTTCTATAGCCTTCTTCCTTTGTAAAAGATTCTGCATCAATTCCATTTCTATCATATGTATATCCTCCGTATTTTATGCCATAGTCCCTGTCTTTTTAACATAGTTTCTGTATCCCTTTTTCTTGCCTCATCAAATCTGTCCTTAATATTTGTTTCATTCTTTCCTAATGCTTCTTTAATATTTTCTATTGTATCTATTACCATTCTTATTATTAATGATATAGCTACTAACATTAAGAATATAGCAATTGGTGCTATTATTGATAATTTAATAACTTCCCAGCTAAAACTTATTGCTTCTTTCATCTTCTTTCTCCTTTCACACGATTTTCGCACAATTTTTTTATTTTATTTACTCCTCTTCCTTTAAATCATTTTCTATATACTTTAATGCACATGTTTTATCAAAGATATCTCCTTTTACTGCCTCTTTCATCACTCTTTCACTTAAATTGTGCATATAGAATAAACTATAATGACTTATCGATAATGCTAAAAGCTGTAA